CTGAGAGTGATATTGAAGTGGTAAAAGAATACTATGGATACAGCAACGAAAAGGCTAAGCAGGCCCTACCCCTTCTATCACCTGAACAAATAACTATAATAAGACAGAAGGTGAACAAAGGTGGAACAGGATAGCTTAATTCAATGGAGCCCAGCAGATATGCTGGAAGTGACTTTAAATGATCCCGAAGATTTTTTAAAGGTAAGAGAGACACTAACACGTATTGGTGTTGCATCACGCAAGGATAAAAAATTATTTCAATCATGCCATATACTACATAAACAGGGACGTTACTTTATAGTGCACTTTAAGGAACTGTTTATGCTTGACGGTAAGAAGGCCAACCTAGAAGAATCGGACCTACAGAGACGTAATACAATTGCTACACTAATGAGTGATTGGGGTCTGGTTGAAATACAAGATACGACAAAGTCTTCTAATTGTGCGCCCCTGAGGCTCATAAAAATCTTACCCTTTAAGGATAAAGAAGAATGGGAGTTATGTCCCAAGTATAATATAGGAAATAAAAACTAATGCAATCAGAAATGGTTCAGGCAATGCAGGCACAAATCTATGGCCATCCTAATACCTATCCTAATAGTGAACACATCAAACCACCACTACTAAAGGAACGTATTAGGGTTGTTGAGGCTGCTACTCGTATCGATCTTAAATTAGAACAGACCAGACAGGTTGATGAAAGAATGGAAGAGCTACAGGTTCTAAGAGATCAAGCTGCTGTGCGTTATGATGCTCATGGAAATGGTAGCCCGGTTGCCTACACACAAGGTGAATTTGTGGATATTGAGGTCTAAAAATAAATAGCGGCCTTTCAATAAACGCTTGCCTTCGGTCTTAAAATATGTTATATATATTATAGTGATGCGGAGAACTCCGGTCACATTTTAAATCTTGCTTGCTCAAAAGGAGATAACAATGACAGGCTTACATACACTTTTCCCGCGGTCATCTTTTGTTGGTTTTGACCATCTGTTTAACGAGTTAGAGTTTACTGCAAAACACGCTCAAGACCATTACCCCCCACATAATATTATTAAGGCTGGAGATCAAGAATACTTGATTGAACTGGCTATTGCTGGGTTTACAAAGGATGAGATCACCGTAGAAGTTAAAGACAGGACTTTGACGGTAAAGGGAGATCACGTCTCTAAAGGTAGAGAGTTTATCCATCGTGGCATTTCGACAAAGAAATTTAAACGAACCTTTAGGCTGTCCGAACATGTAAATGTAAACGGAGCAGATATTCAGGATGGTATTCTGGCAATTGAATTGCAGTATGTCATTCCAGAAGAAATGCGTCCTCGTAAAATCAATATTGGTCAAACGAGGAACGAAAATGACACAAGCAATACTAGCAGCCCACAGCTACTCAACGAGGGCAATTGAAACTATCATCGAAGCATACAGATCTTTCAAACAGGAGAGAGCTGCAAAGAAATTAGCTAAACAAACCATCAAGGAATTATCTAAATTAACTGATAAAGAGTTAAACGATATTGGTCTCAGTAGAGGTGATATCCGGTACGTTGCTCATAATCAAAACGATAATTTGAGAGGGTGGGTTTAATGACAGCTTTGGTAGCAAACTATGTCTTCTCACCCTTGTCGGGTTTGTGGTCTTCACTAGATCGGTTTACCCAAGTGATTGGCTACAGCCGAGCGGCAGCGGAACTCGCAAGAATGGGTATGATCGAGGAGTCGAAGAAGTGCATGATGGAAATTCAGAAGCTACATAATAAGTAGTTGCATAACTATCAGGTAGGGGCTATAATAGTCCTTACCGACCACACACAACACACAAAGGAGACTTAAATGTCAAATCCATATCAAATCCGCTATGATGTCTTAAACATGGCAAAAGAAATCGCAGACAAGCATTATGATATGCAGGTAGAACTTGCTAATAAAATGTTGGGTATGTATAAGGAAGATACAGAACAAGCGTTAGAGGCCTGGGGCAAGTATGTACCAAAAGCACTTGCACCCGAAGAGATTAAGGCTCAGGCCGAAAAACTTTATGAATTTGTAACTGATAAGAAAGAGTAGTATATGGCTAATACTGTTGTTATTAAATTAAATGAAGGATCCGAATTGATCGCTGATATGATTGATGAATCGGAATCACATATTACATGTAAAGATGTTGGTAGGTTTATGATGGCCGGTAATAATGGTGAAGTAGCAGTAATACCATTTAGTCCATTCACTGATCCTAAAGAAACTATTAGTCTTAGTAAGTTGGGCGTCCTATGTATAATGAAGCCATCCCAACAAGTAAAAAATGAATATGAACGGACCTTTTCAAAGATCATGACACCACCCGAAGGTATTATTACGGGATCA